AATTACTACATACTCAACACGACTAGCAAACGAATTCAAAACTTTTATTTGGAACAACAACCGAGCAGAGGCAATGCGTTCTTACCACGACGACCTTGTTATGGCTCTTGCGATCGGTTGTTGGGTCAGAGACACGGCACTTACGGTTAGTAAAAAAGATCTAGAATACAAGAAAGCAATGGTCTCTTCGATGAGGCTAAACTCTACGAGGCTCCACACAAGCATACCAGGGATGACCGGTCATCAGCAGGGTGTTTGGAGCGACAATGCGAAGAAAGAAATGCAACAGCAAAAAGACTTTATTTGGCTTATCAAGGGATAAAATAAATGGCTAGACGAAACAGAAGAACAAAGCGAAATAACAACGCAAACACAAGAAACCCGCAGTCTGATCTATTCAAGGCGTTAACCAGGGTTTTCTCTGGTCCTCTCGTCAACCGTAGGACACAGACAGGTCGTCGTCTTCGCAGGTACCAGTTAGACAAGTATCAAAGCCGTTTCCGTTCCGCCAGTGGCCAGGAGTTCAAGACCGCAAAGTCAGCCAATAACTACAACCTCCAGTTAGGCATTATGAACGCCCACAACCGCGTAGAGCGCTATGTGGACTTCGACCAGATGGAGTACACTCCTGAGATCGCCTCTGCCCTCGACATCTACGCTGATGAGATGACCACGCACTCTGGTCTTCAGCCAATGCTCAACATCCGTTGCTCCAACGAGGAGATCAAGGCGGTCCTTGACTCACTTTACCATAATATCCTAAATGTAGAACACAACCTATTTGGCTGGTGTCGTTCAATGTGCAAGTATGGCGATTACTTTATGTACCTTGACATTGACGAAAAGTTTGGTATCAAGTCGGTCATTGGCATGCCTTCTAACGAGGTTGAGCGCCTGGAAGGCGAGGACGACACAAACCCCAACTATGTCCAATACCAGTGGAATACAGCCGGTCTAACGCTTGAAAACTGGCAGGTTGCTCACTTCCGCATCCTTGGAAACGACAAGTATGCTCCCTATGGCACTTCCATCCTTGAGCCCGCCCGTCGCATCTTCCGCCAACTTGTTCTAATGGAAGATGCAATGATGGCTTACCGCATCGTCCGCTCACCAGAGCGTCGTGTTGTCAAGGTTGATGTTGGACAGATTCCGCCAAACGAGGTGGAGCAATACATGCAAAAGGTCATCTCTTCTATGAAGAGAAACACCATTGTTGACGAAAGCACCGGTCGTGTTGACCTTCGCTACAACCCTCTTTCTGTTGAGGAAGACTACTACATTCCCGTCCGAGGTGAAAGCAAGACAGACATCGCTTCCCTTCCAGGCGGAACTTTCACGGGCGACATTGACGATGTTAAGTATCTCCGCGACAAGTTGTTCTCTGCCCTCAAGATCCCAGCGTCCTATCTAACCAATGCCGAGGGTGCTGATGAAGACAAGACAACACTTGCGCAAAAAGATGTTCGCTTTGCAAGAACAATTCAAAGACTTCAGCGTCCAGTTGTTTCAGAGTTGGAGAAGATGGGTATTGTTCATCTTTACACATTGGGCTACCGAGGCGACGATCTTTTAAGTTTCTCCCTTGCCCTCAATAACCCATCCAAGATCTCGGAACTACAAGAGTTGGAACACTGGGACAAGAAGTTCTCCGTCGCTGGCGCGGCCACAGAAGGCTTCTTCTCCCGTCGTTGGGTTGCCGAGAAACTATTCAACATGTCCCACGACGAGTTCCTTCGTTGTCAGCGCGAGATCTTCTACGACCGCAAGTTTGATTCACAACTCGCCGCAGTCGCCGAGAAGGTCCAAGAAGAGACAGCAGCCGCCTTCGGTGGCGGTGGAGGTCTCGGAGGAGACGAAGAACTCGGAGGCGAAGACCTTGGTGGAGAAGACCTTGGCGGTGGCGAGGATCTTGGCGGAGGTGAAGACCTTGGTGGAGAAGACCTTGGCGGCGACCTTGGTGGCGGCGACGAAGGCGGCGGTGATGATGATGTCCTCCTCGCAGCACCAGGACGCAGAGAGGACAAGCCGTCCTCTGTAAGTAAAGGGAAAGCCTACTACCCGGTGAAGAAGAACAGGGACCGCAGAGGCCAGGGAGCGAGGGAAAGAAGTTATAACTCTGTTGCCGGAACTAACTACGCAACCGACGCCCGCTACAAGATGCCAGGAATGACTGGCCATGGCGGCCTTGGTGAGATCTCAAAGGGCATGTTTGAGGGTAAGGAAACTATTTACAATGACCCTTTCCTCAACGAGGAAAATATGATACACTTGACTAAGTGGGAACTCAACACTTTAATCGAACATATGGAGAAGACCAAGAATGAAGCTTAAGCATAATAAAAAGAGAAACACCGCTTTTCTTTATGAAGCCTTAGTCAAGGAACTAACTAAGTCTATTGTTCATGGCAACAAGGAACTCAAAGAAGAGTTGATGTTGACCATGAAAGAGTATTTTGCCCCAGGTAAGCCGCTTCGCAATGAGCTTGATCTAATCAAGACCCTCTCAGAAACAAAACACCTTGACCTCTTTACAGCCGAACGCCTTCTAAACGAGACAAAGGCAGAATATTCAAAGTTGAACAAGAAGCAGATCTTTAACGAGCAGTCCGCTATGATCAACCGTATCAACAAGGTTCTTGGCACCGATGTCTTTTCTAACTTTGTTCCAAACTACAAGCACCTCGCTACCATCCACCAGATCTTCTCCGAGAAGGTTCCTGTTAAGAGCCGTGTTCTACTTGAAAGAACCATCATCGGCTCACTAACCTCCAAACCAAGAAACGCTGCGGTAAAGACAGAAATGCCACATATGGACAAACTAGTTTACAAAAAGGTTATTGAGAACTTTAACACAAAGTATGACGGCGAACTTCTAACCGAGCAGAAGAACCTAATAAACAAGTTTATTGTTTGCACAGGGGACAGAGCAACCGAGTTCAAGGTTTACCTAAACGAAGAGATCGGTCGTCTCAAAGAAGAAGTGTCCGAGGCAAGAAACAAAGAGATCTTCCAAAACGACAACGAACTCTCTGAAAAGATGAACCTTGTGTCCGAGGCATTAAACAAATTCCAAACAAAGAAGATCGATCAAAACCTCGTTCACAAGGTTATGCAGATCCAGCAACTTGTTAAGGAGCTTGTTGACTAATGGCCATTAAGATCACCATCGGTGGAGGAAAGAAAAAAGCCCCACCACCCCCTCCAAAGGTTGCGGAGATCAAACTTAACATTTCTAAGACGGTCAATGGTGATTACTACATCAAAGACCACTCCGACATTGACATCGTTATTATGGTAAAGAAGAACAAGGTTCTCGCTCTTTCCAAAGATCTAATGTCAGAGATGGTTTATGGAGCACAAGATCGACTATTCAGATTTCTAACAGAAAAGGGCCTCGTTGATCCAACAACAGTCCAGGGCGGTTCCGTCTATGGTTCCATGGAAGGGATGCTTTTGAAGTCCGACGAACTCAATGTCCCAAACATGACTATTCTAAACATTTCAGAGTGGATCGATTCTGAACGTCCTTACTTTGAGTTTGTTGAAAAGTTTGAGGAAATGGAGGTTGAGCATTTTGTTGATCCTAACGAAGAAGAGTCAACAGAGTTGGGTGAGGTTCCACACGAAGAAACAAAGGGAACACTCCGTCCAGGCTACACCTACGGTCCTTACTGGCAGTCCTACACTTACTAAGGGGTTATTATGGACTTACTTTGGTTTTCGCTTGCTTGCTACGGCTTGACTTACCTTGTCGTCTATGCAAGTATTTTTAATAGAATCCGCCCAAGCAAAGACTGGCTTTGGGGTTTTGGCAAGTTATTTAACTGCACGCTCTGTATGGGTTTCCATTCCGGGTGGCTTTTGTTCAGCATAAACGCTTGGACGGAACTATTTACTTTTGACTACACCGTAGCAAACTTTTTTATTTGTGGCTGGATTGGTTCCGGCGTCTCTTATTTGCTTTCAATGGTGGTCAACGATGAAGGTCTCAGAATAACAAAAGGAGCAGACAATGCGTCGTAGAAACATTCCAGAAGTTCGCCGTTGTTGCAGCGGCTCTTAACTCGGGCGGGTTGCGCCCGCCAAATACTTAGGAAACAACCATGGGAAAAACACTTTTACGAGAATATTACGCCCTCTGTGATGGAGGCATTTGCCAAGACTTCTTAACCGAAGCAGAAAAGAAACTTGTTGCTGATGGCAAGAAGTTCTACATGACCGGTTGCATGCAGAAGTACGACACGCCAAACGGCAATGGTCGTGTTTATTCCAAGAGAGTTCTCCAGCGTGAGATCGAAAACTATTGGAAACTCGTAAAAGAGCGTCGTGCCCTTGGGGAACTCGACCACCCAGACGACTCCGTTATCAACTTAAAGAACGCCTCCCACCTCGTAACT